TCTGGTGGTACTTACACCGACGTGTCTGGTGGCGCTTTTACCACCACGTCTGCCAACACTGCACTTCAAGAGAAGCTGTATGTGAACAGCAACGACATGAAGCGCTTTATCAAAGCAAGCGTGACTGTTGCTGGTGGCACCGGCACTGGTTTCGTCTCGCTGACTGGCCTCGCTTCTAAGAAGTACGGCAACTGATCCTGATGGCATTATCTGAGACGCTGGCATTTCTCAACACTGACGAATTCGGTACTACGTGCCGGATTGGTGAGGGCGCTGAGTTTGTTGGCATCTTGGATTCGCCAGTGGATGTGATCGCGGGAGGTATGGCTCTTAGTCGGGAGTATTTGCTTACGGCGAAGACTTCTGATGTGAGTTCCGCCTCTCGCGGCACTTCTATTACTGTCGGTGGCTCGTCGTACACCGTGCGTGAAAATCGCGCAATTGACGACGGAGTTTTTTCTGAATTACTGCTGAGCAAGGTGTAAAAATGGCTGCCCAAAAGATTGACACTCGCGCAAATTGGGCAGCACGTAATCCGATTTTGCTTCCGGGTGAGATCGGTTTCGAATCCGATACTGGCAACGAAAAGGTCGGAGACGGAAGGCTGCCTTGGAACAGGCTTCACTACTACGGATCAGCTGGACATTGGGGCGAATTTTCAAGCAACGTTGATCAAACTGCAACAGCAAATACTCCAACAGAAATTACTTTCAATCAGTACGATCCAAACGGTGACGCAGTTCGCGTTGAAAGCGGAAGCCGTTTAACGGTTGATCTGCCCGGTGTCTATGTTTTCGAAGTTAATTTGCAGCTGTCAAACGCAGATAGTCAAATTCACGACGCTCATTTTTGGTTAAGAAGAAACAACAGCGGTAGTGCTGGTGATGTTCCATTGACCACTACTGCTGTCAGCGTTATTGAAAGTCACGGTGGAGTGCCAGGTAACAATAATTTGCTGCTTGATCACACATTGCTGCTTGCCGCGAATGATTACATCGAAATTATTTGGGCGCCAAGCGATGCAAATATTTCGTTGAAGGCTGGAGCAGCGATCACAAGCCCTTACACCCGCCCAAGTCGACCTAGCGTTGTTTGCAACGTGTTCCAGGTTGCTTCTGCATAACGATGGCTGACACAATCCGCGAAAAGATACTTGCCCGCATCAAAACCAACCTTGATGCGATCAGCACTGCAACCGTCTACCGCTCCCGTGTTGAGCCGCTTTCTCGTGGTGAAGCGCCTGCAATCATTGTGGAGCCTGTAAGCGATCAGCCTTCTGAAGTATTTAGCAGCAAGCTTCAATGGTCTCTTCGGGTTCGTGTCACGGTCATTGTTCGAGCGAACGTGCCTGATGACGATTCAGACGCATACACGCAATTGGTTCATAACAAAATAATGTTGGACCCAACTTGCGATGGGAATGCGTTGGATATAGATCCAGACCGCGTTGAATTCAACCTATACGAAGCAGACGTGCCGCTTGGTGTCATTAGTATGGACTACATGGTCATGTACCGTTCCGGTCGCACTGACCTCACCGCAGCGGTCTAATCTCATGGCTAAGGGCAAAACTCCAAAGCCGGTTCCTAATCCTGGGGTCGGGGGAACTTATCTCTTTGACGCCGAGACTGGTGAGCTTAAACTGTTGACAGAAACTGATCCTTTAACGGACCAAAAAGATGGCGAAGCTTTACCGGAAGCGGACCGTCCTTGTTAAGGCAGAAAGCACCTACGGCACGGATTCCACTCCGGCTGGCAGTGACGCCGTACAAGTTCGGAACCTTGAGATCACCCCTGTTGAGTCTGAGGTTCTCAGCCGAGATCTCGTCAGAACTTACCTGGGAAACAGCCCTCAGCTGATCGCCAACACTCGTGTGTTGGTGACTTTTGAGGTTGAGTATTCGGGTTCGGGTACTGCAGGTACTGCGCCTCGTTATGGCGCACTGCTCAAGGCATGTGGTTTCTCTGAGACCGTCGTTGCCTCGACGTCCGTTACCTACGCTCCTGTTTCCACTTCGTTCGACAGCGTCACCATCTACTACTCGACAGATGGTGTTCGCCACAAGGTGACTGGCGCCCGTGGCACTTTTACTGTCAACCTGAACGCCAACCAGATTCCTGTCATCAACTTCACGATGACCGGTCAGTACAACGCACCTACTGACACTGCGGATCCCACTACCACCTTCACCAACCAAGCTGCTCCGCAGATCTTTAACGACACCAACACCACGGCATTCAGCCTGTTTGGTGAAACTGGTCTGCCCCTGCAGAGCTGCACCTTGGATCTCGGCAACGAGGTGGTGTACCGCGAATTGGTGAATTCCGACAAGGAAGTGAGCATCGTGAACCGTGCCGGTAACGGCAGCTTGGTGATCGAAATGCCGACCCTTGCCACCTACGACTTCTTTGCTGACGCAGTGGCAGGTACAACTGGCGCAATGAGCATCACTCATGGCACCAACGCAGGCAACATCATTACGCTTGCTTCGGCAGCTGGTGGTATCAGCCTTGGCAACCCGTCTTACTCAGAAGACCAAGGCGTTGTTATGCTGAACCTGCCGTATACTCTCGTACCCTCTTCTGCGGGTAACGACGAGTTCACGCTCGCTTACACCTAACCTGCATGGCATTCGTTTTCAAGAAGACTGCTTCTTACAAGTGGCAAGTCACGGTGGAGACACCTATTGACGGCGGCAAGTTTGAAAAACAAACGTTTGACGCAGTCTTCAAGAAGATGAGCCGTTCCGCCTTCAACGATCTGATTGAAAAGGGCGATGATGCCTTGATCGATTCGATCCTTGAAGGTTGGGACGGCATTGCCGATGAAAGCGGCAAGGAAATTCCTTTTACCGCTAAAACCAAAAAGGATTTGATGGATGACCCGTATGTGGTCCGCGCATTGATCACGGCTTACGCGGACAGCATCACTGGGGCGCCCGCAAAAAACTAAAAGACGCCGCCCGTTACTACTGCGGTGCTGGCGGTGAAGATGAAGAAACTGAAGACGACCTCAAGGCGTTAGGTCTGACCCCCGAGGCAATTTCTAATCTTGCGGCAAAGAAGCGAGATCGAGATTTTGAGGTGTGGGAGGAGAACGCCGACATTGTGCTGATGTTTATGCGTATGGCTACGCAGTGGAACACGGGCGTGAACGGAGCTGTTGGTCTTCACTACCCGAGTCTGGAATGGCTCTGTAAGCTGTATGCAGTAAAGGATCCTGTTGCCATTTTTGAAGGCGTACAGGTGATGGAACTGACCGTTCTTCAGACGCTCAACAAGGACAAGTAATGGCAGTCTCGCAAGCCACTGAACTGAAGATCCTTGTCAAGACAGCTGGTGAGAACAACCTCGACCGGCTGTCTAGGTCTTTGGGCAATATCGGGAAAAACACTGTTGATACCAATTTCAAGTTTGATAAATTTTCGCGTTCGCTATTAAGAACTGAGCAGGCATCAACCAAAAGCATTAACACGCTGCGCAGTTATGCGGCTTCATGGCGTGAAGTTGCGAACAGCGTTGATATCGCAAGCGCAGAATTTAAGAAGGCAACTGCAGAAGCTGAGCGTTTAGAAAAGGCTGTTTCACAAGCGCAAGGTCGGAGAGGGCGGGGTCGCTTAGCACAGGGCGCCCAGATTGCTGGTGCTGTAGGTGCTGCTGGTATTTTTGGCGGTCCTGAAGGGGCGCTTGGAGCAGGAATTGGCGCATTAGTTGGCGGTCCTCTTGGTGCAGCAACTGGCGGCGCAATTGGTGCGCAAGTCGGCGGTTTCCGGCAACAACTAGGTTCTCTTGCTGAATATGCAGCTGGCTTGGAGAAACAAAGGATTGCCTTGCGTGGGGTCACAGAAAGTTCAATTGAATATCAACAAGCGCTTTCATTTATTGATAAAACAAGCAGAGATTTTGCCATTCCTCAAGAGATTATTACAAGGCAATTCACAAAACTAAGCGCATCTGTCATTGGGGCTGGCGGTAGTGTTGCGGATGCTGAGGTTGCATTTAAAGGTATTGCCGCTGGCATTCGCGGCACTGGTGGAGATTTGCAGGATCTCGATTCTGCATTGACGGCAACTGCTCAGGTTTTCAGTAAAGGCAAAGTAAGTGCAGAAGAATTGCGGCAGCAAATTGGTGAACGCTTGCCGGGTGCATTCACCTTATTTGCTGAATCATTAGAGATGACACCACAAGAGCTTGATAAGGCTCTTGAAAAAGGTCAAGTTAGCTTGCAAGATTTCCAGAAATTTGCAGAAAATTTGTTCAGTGAATATGGAAAAACTGCGCAAATTATCGCAGATGGACCGGACGCGGCTGGTGACAGGCTGAGAAATTCTCTTAGCAGGCTCAGCGAGTCAGTCGGTACTTTGCTTAAGCCTATTGGTGCTGCTTTTCAAAGTACTTTTGCAGATATTGCGGCGGCAATTGACAAGGCTGCGCGAAAACTTTCTGATTTCCTTGGTTTAGGAAAAGCCGATCAAATCAAGCGCCTTGAAAGAAATATTGCAACAACGCAGGAAAGAATTACTGGTTTTCAAAAACGTTTTGACAAAACACAGTCACAGGAAGCAGCAGACAATCTCAAGCTATTCCAACAAAGACTTGTCCAGCAACAATCACAATTAAAGGCATTGCAAGGTATTCAGCAAGCTGCTGAATCAGTGAAGCCACGGACAGGATTGCCTGGTGTTGACAGGACGGGTGGCGCGGGTGAAAAAACCAGAGAAGTAAAAACAAAAACTTTGAGCCAAGAGCTGCTAGATCTTGCGCAAAAAAGAAATCAAGCAGCAAGAGATGGATCTCAAATAGACGCTTTGCGTTATGACTTTTTGTACAAAGAACAACAGATCAGAGAGCAGTTAGCAGCGAAAACAATTGATCGAAATTTGGCGCTTGAGCGTTCCGACAATAACCGTCTTCAATTAGAGGAGCGAATTGGTAATTTGTTCTCCAATTTTGGTAACCAAATCATTAAGGCTGGCGAAGAACAAAAAAAATTAAATGCTTCCATTGAAGATCAAGCAATCAAGCTTGGTGTTGTCGATGAAAAAGAAGCCAAAATTCTTCAGGCAGCCCGTGAGCTTGCTGAACTTGAGCCTCTTCGAGGTCAAATCTCGGAAGACATGTTGCCGTTGTTTGACAAGATCATTGAAAAATTAAATGAAGTTAAGCGTGGTGCTACAGATTTCGGAAAAGAGTTGGGCGAAAGCTTCCAAGAAGGTATCAAAACGATGGGAGAACTATCCCAGAATCTTGGCTCTGCCCTTGCCGGTGCGTTTGGTGGCTTGAGCGATCAGCTTGCTGATTTCATTACCACTGGTAAGGCATCGTTTGCAGAATTTACCCAATCGGTGCTGCAAGATCTCGCCAGGATCTTTGTTCGCTTTGCAATGTTCAATGCATTGAAAGGGGTCTTCCAAGGCACTGGCTTCCTTGGTTTTGCTGACGGCGGCATCATGACCAAAAATGGTGCAATGCCCTTGAAGCGTTACGCAAGGGGCGGAATTGCCAACAGCCCGCAACTGGCAATGTTTGGTGAGGGCAGCATGCCTGAGGCTTACGTGCCACTGCCTGATGGTCGCAGCATTCCCGTCAGCATGAAGAACGGCGGTGCTGGCACCACTAACGTCGTCGTAAACGTTGATGCAGGCGGCACAAATGTGCAGGGCGATGCGGGACAGGCTCAAGCGTTAGGCAAAGCTGTGTCAGAAGCCGTTCAAGCTGAGATAATCAAGCAGAAGCGTCCTGGCGGTCTCCTTAGCTAACAGTCATGGCAACCTTCTCTTATACACCTGACTTTGATGCTTCTGAATCGAGGCGTCCGAATGTAAGGCGTGTTCAATTTGGGGATGGATATGAACAGCGTTTGGCGTATGGATTGCACACTCAGCCTGCTGAATGGCGTTTGACTTTTAAGAATCGAACTGATACTGAGCGAAATAACATCCGCGACTTTTTGGAAGCACGTGGTGCAGCTGAATCTTTTGATTGGACCCCGCCCGGTGGCAGCGCAGCTAAATGGGTTTGCGATGAATGGTCAACAACTTTAATTGCAGCAAATATCAACACGATTCAAGCCACTTTTCGCCAAGTCTTTGAACCCTGATGGCGGTCCCTACCTCTGAACTACAAAAGGTTAATCCCAGCAGCATCATCGAGCTGTTTGAGCTGGAAACGACCGCTGCACTACATGGCAGCGCTTTCACCTACCGCTTCCACGCTGGTACAAATGCCCTAAGCACTAACGGCGATCTTGTGTGGGACGGCAATACTTATACAAAATTACCGATTGAGGTTGAGGGTTTCGAGTACAACGGCCAGGGTCAACTTCCTCGACCTCGTGTTCGTGTTGCCAACCTGCTTGGCAGCATTACGGCAATTTTGCTCGACGTAAATGACACTACGCCAGGCAACGATTTAACCGGAGCCAAGTTGACCCGGATTCGGACTTTGGTCAGATATATCGACGCCGCAAACTTCACTGGCGCCACTAATCCTTACGGCACGCCTGATACAACTGCAACTTTCCCATCAGAGATCTATTACCTATCGCGCAAAGTAGTTGAGAACCGCGATGTCGTTGAGTTTGAGGCAGCGGCAGCATTTGACCTCGCTGGAGTTCGTAGCCCTAAACGTCAATGCTTAGCGAACATGTGCCAATGGATCTACCGCAGCTCTGAGTGCAGTTACACAGGGACCGATTATTTTGACGAGAACGACAACACAGTCACTGATAGCACTGACGACGTTTGCGGCAAGCGTCTAAGCAGCTGCCAAGCCCGTTTCGGTGATACTGCCCAGCTACCTTTTGGCAGCTTCCCAGGGATCGGAGCGTTTAACGGATGAACCCAACTGCCAAAGCAGCTGCACTGGAACACGCCAAAGCGGAAGATCCACGCGAAGCTTGCGGTTTGCTTGTCGTCATCAAAGGACGCAAACGCTACATCCCATGCAAAAACCTTGCGGAAGGAACAGAGTTTTTCATTCTCGACCCTCAAGATTACGCAGACGCAGAAGACAGGGGCGAAGTGGTTGGCGTGGTGCATAGCCACCCGGTCACCCCACCAATCCCGAGCGAAGCTGATCGCGTCGCGTGCGAAAAGTCAGGCTTGCCTTGGTACATCGTCAACCCAAAAACGGAACAGTGGGGACAATGCAAACCAGAAGGTTTTAAGGCTCCACTGATCGGAAGAGAATGGGTTTGGAGTGTGACGGATTGCTGGACGTTAGTTCGAGAC